GCATTAAGGAGGCGGTATGCCAGCAGAAAGCAAGAAGCAAAGGCAGGCGGCTGGTATTGCTGAAGCGGTGAAGGAAGGCAAGATCAAGGCAAAGCCGGGTTCCGCTTCCGCAGAAATGGCCAAAAGCATGACCCATGAGCAGCTCCACGACTTTGCGGCAACCAAGGAAAAAGGTCTGCCGGTGAAGAAGACCAACACGGGGCATCTGACCAAAAAGAAATTTTAAGGACCTCCATGGCAATTACCGTTCCTGAAGATCCAACCGCCGAGGTGCAACGCTCTCGCAACAAGCTGGAGATGGAGAGCGCCAAGCCAGAGATGGATGACAAGGAATTGGCGGAAAGAGAGGAAGCCACCCAGGCTTACGCCGGGGAGGATGAGGCCCATTTTGTCGCCTATCTAAATGCTTGTGTGAAGGAGTCCCGGGATTCCATGAAAGATATTCGGGATGAACAGGCGGAGTGCTGGGATGTTTTTAACGAGAAAGAGCCGTTGAATTACAACTTCAAGGAGGAGTGGCAGAGCCGGGCGATCCTACCCAAGCCGAATATTTACGTCATGGCTTTCCTGGCGGTTATCAGCAAGGCTTTTGACCCGCAGTTTTTAAGTATCGAGAACGAGCAAAACAAAGTCGATGCGGAATTTATTCGCAAACTGATGTCTCTGATGATGTCCAAATCCTTCTCCAACTTCCCGATTAATTTTCTGGACGCCACCCAGATGGGGGCGGCGGTGGGTCAGAGCATGGAGATGATTCCCATGTGGCGCTCTGGTCAAGGACCTTATTGGGACTTGATCGAACCCTGGAAGATACACCGCGACCCCGATTCTCTCAGCCGTCAGCCCCAGTCGGGTATGTATTGGATTCACCAAGAATGGCTGGACTACTCCGATTTGAAGAAGATGGAGGGAGCCGGGATACTTCAGAACCTCCAGGATTGTGGGCCTGGCGGGCAATGGGGCAACCCCTCAGCCGATGCCAATATCGATCCCAGCGAACTGAAACGGCGCCGGGATATGCTCTACCAGCAATCATCCTTTCGCACCAAGGTTCTGACCTCCGAGTTCTACGGCACCATCCTTAGCCGACGGGGCGAAGAGCTTCTACCCAATTCTACTTATTGGGTAGTGGCTGACCGGGTGGTTAAACTCCCCAAGATTAGCCCTTACCCAACTCTGCGCTGGCCTGGAACCAGCTTTAGCCCCCTGCCGCACCTGCTCCGTCACGATGGCCGTTCCCTGCTCACCGGCCTCAAGAGCCTGTGGTACGCCATGTGCAACCTGTTTGCCCTGTATATCGACAACCTCAACTGGACGGTCAATCCTCAGAAAGAGATTGACACTTCCAGTATGGTGGACCCCGAGGACTTGACCGACTACCCTGGTAAGCTCTACCTCGTTCGGGGAACTCAACAGGGAAATATGGCGATTCGGGTGGTGGACCGCAAGAGCATCACAGGTGATATCCTGGCGAATCTCAAATTCGGCGATCAGACTTTTCAAACCGGCGGACCAGTGACCTACGCCCAGCAGGGCCTCCCGGATTATCGGGCCGAAGTAACCGCTCGGGAGTCGGCACAGAACCTACAGCAATCCAATACCGTGATGAGCTTGGTGGGTGGCAACTTGGATGACGGGGCCTTGAGTGCCATCGAAGCTCTGTACGAGACGGTCAGGATCAATCTCACCTATGATGAATTAGCGAAATGGATGGGGTCGGAGGTGGCTGACAAGTATCGAGATAGCTCCGCTACCGGCCTTCGTCTTCCCAGTTTGACTAGTGGGAGTTTCAGGATCAGTGGAGCCTCTACGGTTCTTCAAAACCAGGAAGTGATCAATACTATCGGTAAATTAGTCTTGCCGCTCTGTGATCCTAACGGTTTAGGTAAGGTCTTTGGAGTCTATATGAAGCCCTATGGAATTATCAAAGCCATAGAAAAGCGGGCCAACCTGGAGGATGAGGGCATTGTAGTAACCGAAGAAGAGGCCAAACAGATTGATGCCAAGCAGCAGGCCCAACAGGAAGCTCAGATTGAGGCGCAGAAGCAGAAAGAAGCTGGTGAAGCTGCCAAGGCTGGAGCTGAGGCCCACGAGGTCGGCGCAGAAGGCGACCGGCATGTGGCACAAGCTGGTATGTTCGATGCTCAAGCCGGGGCGGTAGCGGCGCAACCACCGGGTGAAGGTGGCGGAGCACCCGCGCAACCGACGGAAATGCCGGGAGGGATGCAATAAATGTTGCGAGGTGGCGTGCAGACTGACATCAGGACGGGGCGACCCGTAGAATTTAAGCCGGATCAGCGCAAGGGTCAGGTTCAGGAGCGGTTTACCCGGAGTCTATTGGATGCCTCGGACATGGCGGTGGCTCTCCACCAGAATAATGCTGTCTTGAAAGTTTTTTTAAAGCAATATACCGCTCGGTTGGAGGAATTGGCTGCAACCGACCCGAAAGGGATTTGCCAGACCCTGGAGGCTTCTATCGGCGAAATTCGTAATATTTTGGAAGTATTACCCCTTTTGAGGGAACGGCAGGCCATGAGGGTCTTAGGACCGCAACTGGCCAGCCTTATTGAAAAGGAGACTTAGGGTGCCCCATACGGGATAACACCCTCGGCATAGAAACAACCTGCCGGCCCGCAAGGATAACCGGCGTGGAGCGGAGCAAGAACCATGCCAACAGGCGCAACGCTACAGGAAGAGATCATCACCGGCCCGAAGCCTGGGGAAGAGACTCTGGCGGACGAGTTGGATAATCGCCGTGAGGTCACCGGCGATATGCTGATGGGTGGACACCCGAACGAGGAACCTGAAAAAGAAGAAACTCCGGTTGCCGGGGAAGAAGAGAAGCCTCCCGAAAAGGGCGAGGGCGAGGAAGAAAAACCTCCTGAGAAGAAGGAGCCGACTTTTCGGTTCAAAGATCAGGAGACTGCGGAGAAATCTCACGCCGAGGCCGAGAAGGAGATGACCAAGGCCAAGATGGAGGCCGCAGCCCTTCAGCGGGAACTGGATGAACTCAAGATCAAGCCCCCGGAGAAAAAAGAGGAAATTGTCAAGCCGCCCGAACCCAGCGTGGAAGAGCGAGAGGCGGATTTACTGAAACAGGCAACGGCAATCAGGGCTAAAGCTGCTGCGGATATTAACGAACTCGACCGCACGGCGGAGGACTATCTTGAGCAATGGGCGGCAATTACAGAAAAAGCCAATCTTGCGATTCGCCGGGCCGAGAGAAGGCTGTTTCCTCTACCCGCAGCGCCTGAAGACATTGACAGCCGGATTGATGCCAAAATCAAGGCTGATAGAGAAGCCGACAGGTTGGCCAGAGCAGAAGAGGACAGAAAGACCGCTGGCGAGCGTGCTTGGGAAGATGCCCTGAACTATGGCAAAAAAGCTGGCCTCAAACTGGAAGACCAGGAATCAGCCGACTATGATCTTTTCGACGTGGCTGGCCAGAAGTTGCCTCAAGAAATGAGGGGCAAGGGTGCTACTCCGGAAGCTGTGGAGTGGATGGTCAATTACGTTCGCACCCGCACCGGCAAAGTAGTCCTCTCGGAAGCAGAGAAACATGCTTTAGCCCGCAAGACCCAACAGGAGAATCAGCCTTTGGGGAAAGGCGGGATTAAACCGAAACCGAAACAACCTCAACAAGAGACGGAGGGCTCGCTGAAGGATGATTTTGAAGAAGCCAGAGGGCGACGAATCCTCTAGCAAGCCCGCCTTTGCATGATAAAGGAGGCGCATCATGCCTTTTAACTGGGAATGGGATGCCGCAGTAGGCATCTACAAAAATATGCAGTTGAGCAAAAAGCTGCGCAAGGTCGCCGCGGGCGCCTGTATCGTGGCCCCGTTTGGCCGGGACTATGGCATCGGATTTAAGGCCAATGCCGGCCAGTATATCAACATTATGCACATCGAACGGCTGCCCAACAGCCCGTCTTCGGTTTTGCAGGAGAACAACCGTATTCCGATCCGCAAACCCGCCTACGGCAATCGCCAGATTCCCGTGGTGGAATACGGCGAAGGGACGGAGTTCACCAACCTGGCCGAGCAGCTTTCCGTCTTCAAACCTTCTGACCAGCTTCAGCAGTTGCTCAAGCTTCAGATGGAGGAAGCCCTGGACAGCGCCACCGCCACCGCCTTCAAAGACGGCACCGCGGTCAAGATTATCTTCACCCCCTCGGGCCTGACTACTGGCACCTTTGCCACCAGCGGGGTCGCCGCGGCCAAAGCTGGCGTGGGCCTGACTTTCGATCATTGCACCCAGATCTCGGACTATCTGGTGGACACCCTTTACGTCCCGCCTTTCGAGGGTGAGTCGTTTGTCGGCATCACCGCCAACAAAAACTACCGCTCCCTGAAGAATGACCGCTACTGGCAGGAATGGCACAAGTACCTGGCCAAAGGCGATTTCGTTTTCAAGCGGGAAATGGGCGCCACCGAATTGATTCGCTGGGTGGTCTGCAACCGGCCTCTGGCCTTCTCCAATACCGCTGGAACCTCGGCCTACTTGGGCGAGGGAGTGGTGTTCGGCGATGAGGCAGTGGCCCGCCTGGAAGCGGAAGCCCCTCATCTGCGTCTGGACAACAACTACCAAAGCGATTTTGGCCGTGCCAAAGCCGTAGCCTGGTATGGAATCCTCGGGTTCGGGAGCGTTTGGGACAGCCCGGATGCGGGCAAGGCCAAAATCATCCAGATCAACTCCCTGTAAAGGGACGAGGTAATAGGAGGTAATTTAACATGGTATATGGAACTTACGACCGTCATGTGGTGGACGGGTCCAACTCCGACATCGGGCAGGGCGGGGCTGCGGCTATCAACCTGAGCAGCCAGGCGCTGGGGGTTTTTACCCTCTCCACCAAAACTGCCCGAGAGCCGATGACCGTAGATCGGCTGGGATTTATGCCCGTCACCGTGTTCGCTTTGACCGTCCCGGGCGCCCTGGGACTCTATCGCTATCCGCACGGTTTGACCTGCGTGGACCTGCCGACCGCTCTCAAGTTGTGCAACGACTTGTCAGCCAACATGATCGCTCACGCGGCTGACGCTGTGATTCACCTTTTACCTGACACCACGTACTTTTCTGCAACCTTAACTCCATCAACGCCGGTCGTCGGTCTGACTGACATGATGGTCCAGATCAACCTGCTTATCACTGCCTTCACGGCACATGCAGCAACCGATGAAGCCAAGGGAACTCCGGTTTTTCACCTTGTTACCGATAGCGCCGGGGCTTCAGCTCAAGCCTTGACCAGCACCACTCCGGTCACCACCCTGGCAACCTCCATCACCATGCTGAACGATATGTTGACCAGGTACAACCTTCACGACATGGATGTGGTTGCCCATCATGTCGGGCATCTCCACCAGTCCTACAAAGTTCTGCTGGCCAGCATTGCTCTGGTAACCCTCGATGCGGTAGGCTTCGACTACGTTTCCGATGTGGATAACCTGCCAGTCGAGGCCGTGTACCCCTACCAGGGGTTGGCTATCCGGGGTGTGGCTGACATGGTGCCGGGTGACCAAGTGGCTATCGAATTGATAACCAAACCCACTGGCACCGGCACCCTGCAACCGTTCTTTGGCTGGCACTGCCGGGCGGAATCCGAAGCGGACATGCCCTTCGTGGTCAATCGGACTCCGGTGAAGACCGCCGTGACCGGAACCAACCGCCTTGCGGTTGTTGGCGGCGATTAATCGATCAAGGCTCCGGGGGTTATCCCGGAGCCTCGGTCTTTAAAGGAGTTGACTTATGGGCTATCTTGCCGCAACCGATGTTATTGTTACGGTGATTCCTCAGTTGTGCTTCAATCCTCCTGGACAGCCGAAGGTAAGTTTCCCCACCATTGCTTTTGGCGATGGGGCTTCGTACTACCCGGCCCACGGCGTCCCTCTGCCTGCTATGGGGGCCTTGGGCGACTTTCTCAAAAAAATTCTGAGAATCATCATCACTCCGCCCCCTGGGGACGGCTACGTTTACAAATACGACAAGAACTACGGCACCATCCGCATCTATGAGGCGCCCACGGCTGGGTCCCTTGCGGTAGTTGCGGTTTCTGCCGGGACACCCGCGGGCAATGTGGCGGTCCCTACGGGTAATTTGGCGGCAGCGGGTTTAACCATTGATGCCCATGCCCACACCCTCAAAATTCAGGGTTCAGGCAGCATTGCCGCCAACGATACGGTTGGCGTCAACGGTACAGCGTTGGTCAAAGTCAACGCCAGCGATGCTACCATCGCTGCTGCTGGGGCCGACTCCGGTGTCCAGAACACCAGCGCCACCGGCAATTTGGCCAACACGGTTCTGACCATCGCAGCTCCCGCCTTTACTGGCAGTGCTATGGGGACCCATACCCACTCTCTGAGCGGTGAAGCTGCGGTGGGTGCTTTGGTGGAATTTACTACCGGCGCAGTAGCTCCTACCGCTTCTCTGGACCTTATGGTAATTGGGGAGTAATCGGTTTATGTGGCAGAAACGGGTCAAGAAGACGATCTTCACGCTCAACGTGAACGACTACTCGCCAGAGATGACAGCGCTCACCTATCCCCTGATCCAGGCTTACGCTCGGAAGATAGGGGCGGATTTTCACATCATCCGGGAGCGGAGGTTTCCCGACTGGCCCATCACCTACGAGAAACTGCAAGTCTACGAACTGGCGCAGCAGATGGAGAACGATTGGAACATCTATATCGACTCCGATGTTCTGGTCCACCCGGACACCCCGGATCTGACTTTACTGCTTTCCCGGGATACTGTGGCCCATTTTGGTTCTGACTTTGCCCCCACCCGATGGAAGACTGACAGGTTCTTCCATCGGGATGGACGGCATATCAGTTCGGGGAATTGGCTGGCCCTCGCCAGCGACCTGTGCATCGAACTCTGGAAACCGGTGGACGACCTTACGCTGGCGGAGGCTATCGACAACATCCAACCGAGCGTTATTGA